GGTGCTGCTCCACAAGTAAGACAAGCAGCTCAAGCAGCTCAAGAAGCTGTAAACGAAGGAGCAACCATGGGTGTAAGTAATCCTTTATCTGGAACTGGAGGACCTGCTGGTAGCTCAAATCCTTTTGGAGGACAAAAATTTGAAATAACACCAGTGCAAATGACGTATGAAACTCCATCTCCAGCAAATACGCAAGGTAAAGCTGATCCACTATTTAATGATGCTGTTACTAACGCTGGAAATAAAATGTTTGGAGATGTTGGTCAAAGACAAAGATCTTTGCAAAATAAAGCTGGAGACATTCAAGCACCAATGTATTTTAAAGATCAAACAGGTGATGGTAAAATAACTAGAGCAAATGTAATAAAAGCTAGAACAGAAGGATATAAAAAATAAAAAAAATAAAATATGGCATTAAAAGTAACAAAAGCCAATGTAAACGCAGGAGGCGTTGTTGGTGAAAACACCATATGGGACGGACCGCTAAATCAAGTAGGTAGACCACACGGTAAAGGATCTAGCAGTGGATCTAGAGGTATGAAATTGAAATTAGCTGATTGCGGTTGTGATTCGTTAAAAGGACCAATCACTCAAAGAGCTAAAGGATAAAATGGGATCGCTAGGAGATATAAAACTGTACATGATAAACGCTAGTGCTTTAGCTGTGTCTATGTCTAACATAGATATGGTACTTAAATTAACTCTTTTAGCTGTAAGTATTGGTTACACTATTCAAAAATGGTATAACTTAAATAAAAAATAAAATGGCAAAGTTAGATAAATCTAAAATGGCTTGTAATAAGCCTAAAAAAACCCCAAGTCACCCTACTAAATCTCATGTGGTAAAAGCTTGTTCAGGAGGTAAGGAAAAAATAATTAGATTTGGACAACAAGGAGTTAGAACTGCAGGTAAGCCAAAAGACGGTGAGTCATCTAAGCAGAAAGCTAGACGTGCTAGTTTTAAAGCTAGACACGCTAAGAATATAAAGAAGGGTAAAATGTCCGCTGCTTGGTGGGCTGATAAAGTTAAATGGTAAAAACAAAATAATTATGTATGTAGAAAAATCACCAGCTAAGATGAGTTATGGAAACTCTCCAGCTAAAATGCAGGGATCTTTTATGTCTAAGCATTGTCAATCAGGTTTTCAAAAAGCAAAACCAGACACTCCTGCTAAAAAGAAAAGCTGTAAGTACTAGTATGGCGTTTAAACTTAAACCACCATTTGAGTGCGACAATACTCCTATATATAAAGTTGATATGGAGCAAGGTGTTTTAGGTATGGCTAATAATAATGGCACAATACTTATAAACAAGTACTTGAGTCCAGCTCAATCTAAAAAAGTTATTGATCACGAAATGATACATATAGATCAAATTAAACGTGGTGATTTAGATTACGACGATAACAATGTGTATTGGAAAGGTAAAAAATACTCAAGAGCTAAAATGAAAGAAGGGGCTAAAAACTTACCTTGGGAAGCTGAAGCTTATAAAAATTCATAAATAAATAAATAAACATATTAAAAAATGGCAAAATTAAAAAACTCTACAAAACCACCTTTTTACAAAACTGGACCTTTACACTTTCACGATAAGGATCACAAAAATACTAGTTCACCTGTAACTCCTACTGAAAAAGCTAAGGTAGGTGAAATACCTGGACTTGAAGAAATAAAAGAAAGGTTTAAAGGTAAGTATACAGTTACACCTAAAAAAGGTAAGTTTAACGAATACACTTTGACGGATAAAAGTGGTGGTTCAGTTTCTTATTCTGCTGGAAAAAAAATTAAAAAAGATAAAAGAACTCTCGCTCAAGCTATAAACGAATCAATTAAATGAAAAAATTATTTCAATGGCTTACCGGAGGAGTAATAAAAGAGGTTGGTAACGTTATTGATAAACTTACTACAACTAAAGAAGAGAAACTAGAGGCTCAAAGATTAATACAAGAAATATTAGAAAAAGCTGATAGTGAAGCTCAGGCTCAAGTTACTGACCGTTGGAAAGCTGACATGCAAAGTGATAGCTGGTTGTCTAAGAATATAAGACCTATGGTTTTAATATATTTAACATTTATATTTAGTGTTTTATCTTTTGCAGATGGTAATATAGGTAGCTTTAAAGTAGATGAATCTTATACGCCAATATTTCAGTCTTTACTGATAACAGTATATGGTGCTTACTTTGTTGGTCGTACTTGGGAAAAAAATAAAAAATCAAGTGATAATAAAATTAAGTAAAAATAAAACTAATTAAATCAAATCAAAATGTCAAAAATTAAAAAAGAACAATTAGAAAAAATTCAAAGTCAACAGAGTAAACTTCAAGCTATATTAACGGATATAGGTGCTTTAGAATCACGCAAGCACGAAGCTTTACACGCTCAAGCTGCTATTTCTCAAGAAATAAATATCACTAAAAAAGAGCTTGAAGATGAATACGGAGCTATTAATATTGATATTACAGATGGTAGTTATACTTCCATTGAAGAAAAAGATGATACTGAATTGTCAGTTGTTAAATCAATCAACTAATGAGCTCTGTAGTTAGAAAAATAAGTATAGGTTCTGATTACAAAAATGATGCAATGCATTATGCTGTAGGTCAACAAGTTTATGGAGGTCATACTATATCAGCTATATTATACTCCGAAGACGATAACTCTTACAGTATCTATATAAAAAAGAAAGACGAGGTAATGCCATGGAAGAAGTTTAATTCTAACATGGCTATATCTGTTGAATATGATTTAGAATACTGATGAAGAGTTTATTTGACTTTATTGTAAGACCAACAAATAAAAGATACGACAACGAAATTAAAATAGGTGACAAAAGCCTTATAACTAATAGTAACACTGAAGATTTTAAAGCTGTTAGCAATAGAGCTGTGGTAGTTTCTACTCCATCAGCGTATTCTACGTTAATTAAAGAAGGTGATATAGTTATTATACATCACAACGTCTTTAGAAGCTTTTTTGATATTAGAGGTAAAAGAAAAGACAGTAGATCTAAGTTTGTAGACGATCTGTACTTTTGCTCACCTGACCAAATATACCTATATAATAATGGTAATGCTTGGAAATCTTTTCGAGATAGATGTTTCGTAAAACCATTGTTAGATAAAAACGATCTAACGCTGGATAAAGAGAGAAAGCTTATAGGAATACTAAAATATGGTAATAGTTCCTTAGAAGCTGTTAAAATCGTTCCTGGTGACCTAATAGGTTATACTCCATATGGTGAGTTTGAATTTATAATTGACGGAGAACGTTTATACTGTATGAAATCAAATGATATTGTAATTAAATATGAATATAAAGGAGACGAAGAAGAATATAATCCTAGCTGGGCAAAAAGCAGTTGAGGAATTAATAAAAGTAGCTAAAGAAGCTATTGTTGATTCTGATGATGATATATCTGCTGACCGCCTTAAAAATGCTGCTGCTACGAAAAAGTTAGCTATTTTTGATGCTTTTGAGATTCTAAAACGTATTGAGGACGAAGAAAACATACTTAACGAAAAACCTGTAGAAAAGAAAGAGAAAACTTTTAAAGGTTTTGCAGAAGGAAGATCTAAGTAATGTACGAGCAATCACTATATAAAATACTACCAGATTATATTAAACCTAAAGTTATAAATAAAAAAAATAGATATAACAAGTGGGAATACGGCTATAATAAAGAGTTTGATATAATTGTTATCAGTAAAACTGGTAAAATAGGTGATATATACGAAATACAGAACATTAAAATCGCTTTACCAAAAGAAGATGATGCTGTGAAATTTGAAGGAAACAAATGGAGACATACTAAGTATCCAAAAGAACTTTCAAAAATAAAATCAGTATTTGATTGGGACGAACTCCCTTTACAGTTCAAAGAAGAATGGTATGATTACATCGATAAAGAATTTAAAAGGCGTGAAGAAGGTTTTTGGTTTTATAACAAAGATGCTCCTTGCTACATTACTGGTACTCATTACATGTACTTGCAGTGGTCCAAGATTGATGTTGGGCAGCCAGACTTTAGGGAGTCAAACAGATTATTCTTTATATTCTGGGAAGCTTGTAAGGCAGATGTACGGTGTTACGGAATGTGTTATCTTAAAAACAGACGATCAGGTTTCTCTTTCATGGCATCAGGCGAGACGGTTAACCAGGCAACAATATCTACCGATTCAAGATTTGGCATTTTATCAAAGTCCGGGCCAGACGCCAAAAAGATGTTTACTGATAAGGTCGTACCCATCTCAGTTAATTACCCCTTCTTCTTCAAACCAATCCAGGACGGTATGGATAGGCCGAAGACAGAACTCGCGTACAGAGTACCCGCGTCAAAATTTACGAGAAAGAAGCTTGATACAAACGAAAAACTACAAGAGATCACCGGGCTCGACACAACGATCGACTGGAAGAATACCGGGGACAACTCATACGATGGTGAAAAATTAAAGCTATTAGTGCACGATGAGAGTGGTAAATGGGAAAGACCTACAAATATATTAAATAACTGGAGAGTTACAAAAACTTGTTTGAGATTAGGTTCTAGAGTTATAGGTAAGTGTATGATGGGATCAACATCAAACGCTTTAGATAAAGGTGGTGAGAATTTTAAAAAGTTATATTATGATTCTGATGCAACAAAAAGAAACCGCAACGGACAGACTAGCTCGGGACTATATTCTTTGTTCATACCTATGGAATGGAACTACGAAGGATTTATTGATTCTTATGGAATACCTGTATTCGACACACCAAATGAGGAAGTTTTAGATCCTTTAGGTGATATTATAGATCAAGGCGTTATAGATCATTGGCAAAACGAAGTTGATGGTTTGAAAGATGATCAAGATGGATTAAACGAATACTACAGACAATTTCCTCGTACAGAAGAACACGCTTTTAGGGATGAAGCTAAAGAGTCTCTGTTTAATCTAACTAAAATATACGAACAAATAGATTATAACGCTGATTTACAAAATACATCTACCATAACAACAGGTAGCTTTATGTGGGAAAACGGTATAAAAGATACTAGGGTTTTATTTTACCCAAACAAAGATGGTAGATTTAGAATATCTTGGGTTCCACAAATTGAGTTACAAAATAAAATAGTATTAAAAAACGGTATTAAACACCCTGGTAATGAACACTGTGGTGCTTTTGGTTGTGATAGCTATGACATATCAGGTACAGTTGACAAAAGAGGTTCTAACGGATCTTTACACGGCTTAACAAAGTTCTCTATGGAGAACGTACCACCTAATGTGTTTTTTTTAGAATATATAGCTAGACCTCA